TCCTAGTATCAATGGTCCTCCACAAAATGTATTTGAGCGCAATGACAACAATAATATTTGCAAATTACTTAAAGAATATGAAGAAAGTGTTATGTGTGACACGCAAGAAGGAGATATTGTTTGGATTCCATCAGGATGGTGGCATGAAACATGTAGTTTGACAAAAACAACGGTTGGTTTAGGTGGTATATCTTTTGAAAATGCAGGAAGACTTCCAGATAATCGTGGTCCCTGTAATCTTGGACATAATTCTACGTTCAACGCTGAAATGAATGAAAGAACAGGAGCTTATTCTATAGAAGAAATTTCGTATTGCAAAGAAAATAAATGTTCAACATTGTGATGAACTTCTAAGTAAGACTCTGAGACTCTAAGAATACTCTTACAAAATATAATTCGTATATATAAATATGTATTGGAATTCCTTTTTTCAATTACATGTTTTGAAATATAGATCTTCTTTTATAAAACTACCTTTAGAAATTATTCAAAACATATTATCATTTAGAAATTGTAAAGAAGTACACACTTTTTTGACAACTTATATGAACTCGGATGATTGGAAAACAAGTTTTGAAAATGAAGAAATGAGAAAAGAAGAGGAAGATAAAATATGGGCAAGTCTTTTGAAAACGTATTTTAATCTAGAACGTAAAGGTATAGATTATAAAGAAAAACCTACAAACTATGATCTGTTTGTAATAAACTGTGCACAGTCGAATTATATATTAAATAAATGTTTGTATGAAATATTTGAAACAATTGTAGGAATTTTCGATACAGTTTATGAATATTATAACGATTTGATGGAAGAAGTATTAGATGAAAAAATGAAAAATTTAAGTATTTCTTTATATCATAATAAAGAGTTTGAGATAGTTGATTATAAAAGTGTTTTCGAACATGTAAGAATTATCAAGTTACTGTTTAATGAACATGTTAATAAAGAATTGCCTATAAGAATATTTATTCAGAAAAATATAGAAAAAATAGAATTTGTTGTTTTTAGTATAATAAAATTTATACTAAAAAGTTACGTCATGTTAGATCACATTGTATATAATAATTCAAGTACGATAACACTTTTTATGGGTATGTTTATGAATAACGAATTAATAAATACAAACACATACCTTGTGCAGCTCCTATATAAATTAAAAGAAAATATTAAAAGTGATAAAGATGAAATAAATTCTAAAATAGAGTCACAATATGGAGGCACTAGCCCTCCAATTGTCGCAAATATTAGTGATTTTATAACCATGACAGAAGATTCTATAATTGCTTCACACTGCTTTCTTACAGGTAGTTGGATAGATGAAAAAACGTTTGAATACGATAGCTTTGAAAGAAGAAATGAACAATCGATACCATTATACATACTTGGAAAAATGTTTATGACTCATATAGAAGACAACAATATAGTAGATGAAGATATTTTCAAACCATACTTTTTAGAGAAAGAAAACGTTTCAGAATTAAAATTAAAATTCAAAAAGGGAGAACGACATGAAAAAGGATTTTCTATATTCTCTTTAGAATATTTAAAGCCACAATCCGCTCAATTTTGGTTTGATCTACTCAATATTCGTATTAATGGAAAATATTTATTTTTCATTGAAGAAAAACGATATAACGATCAAAATGACCTTGTAACATTTAAATTATCTATTCGAAGCAAAAACTTGTTAAATTATTTTAACTCATACTAAAAGGTATAATACCTCCAGTTTTGGGCATTAATTTTTTCCAGTTTTGTGTTCCTGTAGTGTCAAAGACAACTTCTCTCATATGTTTTTCCAATTCTTTTTCTAATTCTTTAGACGTTTCTTGATCTTGTACATATTTTAAATTATACATTATTGCAACCTTTTCAGATACACATCTTCCGTCTTCACAAACAACAGGATTAATTAAAGTTCTGTTTGTTATTTCACATTTGTAATCTTTTACAGATTTTCTCGCATCTACAAGTGCTTTTTGTTTTTCCATTATATATTTTACCTCATTTTTGAGATATGGAACGGATGTTATGAATGGATGTTCTGGACTCAATGATACGAGAATTCTTTCTCTTACTTTATAACCATACTCCTTTTCAAATAAATATTGATAAATGCTTGTTTGAAGAGCATAACCGGCACCATCACAATCATCCAAATGATTCAGAGGTTTTTGCATTTTTTTAAATCCTGTCATGTTCATATACAATTTATCAGATAATTTCCAGTCAACAATAACAATAGAATCATCTGGCATTTTGAAAACAGCATCAACACTTCCTGCAATATCTAGGTCAAATGATCTTATTTCACGTTCTGTAGACATTATCGTTGCACCATGTGGTATCATATAATCATTTATAAACGTAAAAAATGCCTTCATTTCTGGATCATACCATCTATATGGTAAACCTTCTAAAGCAAGTTCACAATTTCTATGGGCCGCGGTTCCCATATTTCTTTTCAATAAACCATTTCTTTCCCACTTGTAAAGTATTTCATCATCTGTCATACTTCTATCGAATATATAGTACTCTTCATCTTCTATGGGAAAATCGTTTTCTTGATTTATAGATGTTTGTTTCAAAAGATTGTATATTACTTCTGAATCTAAATTGAATGTGCTGTTTGGTTGTAATATAGATACTGATATATCATCATGAACAATCATACACCCTTTTTCTGAAACAAAACCACCTTTTTCCACTTTTACTGGATTTATACAATATTCCAGTCTGGGCCACTTTTTTTTGTTACTTTTTTTCATAAGACCAATCGCTAATGGTCCATTAAAATGTTCTTGATAATCGTGTGCAAACTTTGTAACAGATGCTGATGCTGGAACTTTTTCACCATCTATTGTAGATACATACAAATGTGGTTCCTCTAGAAATTCCATATCATCATGTATTGTTTCAGGGTATATATCATGTAATGGTTTTCTAAAATGTACAGGAAGTTCGAATCCGTCCATAAAATCATCAGGTCTTTTTTCACAGGGCCCTTCCTGTTGAAGGAGACCATCTGGAAGGACAAGATGTACCGAATCCATTTTCTATTAATGTATACACACTTTTTTTTCATGAAACTGATTGTACATTACAAATTTTTAAAAACAAGAATCACACTCTCTTAGAATCTCTTGTATATTTTTAGGCTCGTTTATGAGCATATAAATCCATGATTCTGGTTCATATCTCCATTCTTTTAGTATCCATTTTGTATCGTATAAACTATTTAGTTCTGAACAATTCACTTTTTCGTAAAGAAGATTTAAAACATGCTTCCATTTCTTATTTTTAGTATGTCTAAACATGTATTTTCTATAATGTTTTTGAATAATTATTGCACAAAATATTTGAAAAATGTATTCTCTTATATCAAAAGGTAAAAGTTTTACTTTTACCATTTTACTACTAAATACTATGAACAAAAATTTTAGCGCTAGTATAAACATGGAGGTGAATGGTACATCACTTTTCCAAAAATTTGGATATAATTTGCCGGAAAGTTTTGGTGATGTAACGGACATTTGTGAAAAAGCATTCATCTGTGGAATTGATAAAAAATGGCATAAAAAAGATTCTTACGATGGTGATATGGGAAGAGAATGTGATAATAAAGACACATTAATACAGGTTTGTAACACATATAAAACTGGAAATACTTCTTGTGTTTCTGAAGGTGATGTAACTTATTGCTATGAAAAAGTAGAAAATATTCCTAATAACATGAGTTCAACAGCTCAAATCACAACTGTTCCAGAGCCTGGTAAAGGAAATTATATATGCGGATTTGATATAAATGATGACACACATGTAACTGTTTTAGCAACAAATTGTGATGCTTGTCCATATGATTTGAGCAGTTACGAAGGACAACAATGTTCCATAAAAAATAAACAAGATAAAAAACAAGAAAAAGAATCTGAAGAAACTCAGGAAACTCAACCAGAAACTGTTGAAGAAAGTAAGGAAGATAGTAAAGAATCTTTATTCACATGTCATTTCACCAAGGATAGTTATGCGACTGAAACAGTTGTGGAAAAAAGTTGTTTGAAAAACCGCGACTGTCCAATGGATAATCAATCAATTGTTGAAAAATGGGTGGATGGTATAACAATAAAAATGAATACAGATAATTTCACAATGAAAGATGTTTTAGACAAAGTTTTACCACTGAACTCAGATTTGAGAAATAAATGTATACTCGGTACAGATAAATGCGATCAGCGTTTTTCATCGATAGAAGACGCCAAAAAATATTTGAAAGAAAACTTGGCACCTAAACGGTTTGTAAAAAATCTAAAAAAAGATAGGACATATGGATCGCATGTATATAGATCAATTTCCGACTCGAATTCAGTATGTGGTGATGATAATAAATGCATGAATAATAAAATAGTATTAAAAGATTTTGTTTATATTAAACCGAATGTAGAAAACACCATAGAAATAAAAAAAGTTGACAATACAGTTTCTAGTTTGTTTGTAAACGGTAAAAAGGTATCGGATGGTTTGGAATCTAAAAAAGGTATCGTTCATTGTTCGGAAGAAAAAACATGTGAAAACTACACGGACAATATTGACAGTATTATAGATTTGAATAATGCTACAAAAATAAATATTTCTGGAGACGAAACTGTTTTCAAAATAATAAAAGATGAGGACATTTTTATAATGGATAATGAATATACTGTAAAAACAAATCCAGAAAATGCAAAAGAAGAATGTTCTAAACTACTCTGTAGCGTAAATCAGTTAAATTGTCCATCTAATTTTTGTACCATAGACGGTATGGGAAATTGTACACCTACCAATAAAGATGTTTTCGTTACAAGTATTGAATAGCTATATGATCCTTTTCACCAAGTTTATTTTCAAATCAAAGAAACACTAATTTAAATAACAAAAATATTCATTCACAACAATGTGGTGGAATAAATGGTAGAGGAATAATCAAAGGTTTTACTAAATTATATTATGATCTACAATAGAAAAGAAATGCTAATCATTTATTTTCTAACTACATATTCAATTATGACTACTTTATATATAATATATCTTAAAACATTCAGTTGTACTGGTATTTCCAAGATATTGTTTTATTTGGCAAGTTTTCTAAACAATATTTTTAAAACGTGTATTCTTTCATTTTTTAAAAAAAATAATGAAACCACGCAACCATTTATAGAAACACCACCGTTGAATGATAATCATCCAACATGATCAATCTTTATATAACATGTTAATATAATACTCAAAAAAGTTGTAAAACATGTTATCAAATGAAATATAAAGAAATTCGAAAATAATTCTTTTATATTCTCAAGTACAATATGCTCGTGCAAGTACAACACAATTACGGTCATGTCAAAAAACATTTCAAAAATTATAAACTGTTTTTGACAATACCCATTCGAAAATGAAGAAAAATAAAGTTGAAGAATACCACGATATATTGCAATGAGGAAAAATATTCTTGTATGAAAATGATTCAATGCTTCAATATATAATATCCACGAGTATTTTTCTAAATAAAATGGTTCATAAATCGCTGTAAAGTAAAATGGAAGTGTTGAAATTGCCTTTATGGTCATGATTCCACTGGCATATTTATTTCTTTTCGTAAGATTTAAATCACTATCTCTGTAACTTTTTGTATTTGGAATATCATATATCGAGTTTTCTATGTCATCATTCATGTCTGTTATTTAACATGTATGAATAAGATTTTTTTTTTTTTTAACCATAAAATGATACGTAACTCAGCATCCACAAAGGATGTTGATAAAAAAAAGGTTGAAAAAATAAAAAATTTATTAGAAAATTTTCCACAATTAAAATATACGAATGTGTTCTACCCAATATTTGACATGGAAAACAAAGAAAATATTAAATTAATACCACATACATGCGAAACTATTCACAACTTGGCATATGATGATGCTATTTTTCCTGCACCTATTTTGATATCAGCATTTATGATATTTTATAATCTACCAGTTTTGATTTACAGATTACCGAAAGACATACGATTCGATAATTTGATCGGCAATGAGCAGTCATTGAAAGAAGGTTTAAAAATCGATTTACAAGTAGACGAAACGCATTTAAAACTAGTGAAACACATCTTTCCTAAAATGAATATTAACAATATTAAAACTGTTTTTGTTTTAGGTTCATTTCAAAAATATCCAGAAAAAAGAATCGGTGTCATGAATATAGAACATTATAAAAAAACGGGAAGAACTAAACTATTAGAGAGAGTGGCGATCACAAAAACGAATTGGGCAAGTTTTGCGTTTATTCTTCAAAAAACTCAGACGGAATCGATGCAAGAAAAGGGAGTAATTAATTTAAAGTATAGTTTGGTAAATTTAATAGCAGAATCGTTTGAGTTACCTAGAGTACAAGATGTCTGTCCAATGATTGCACAAGCAGCCTCAACTTTGATTTTTCAACTCGACATTGCGAATAAGTTGTATTCTGAAAAAACGAAAAAAGAATATAAAACTGAGGATGAAATAGAAGTAAAAGAGAAGGATGAAATAGAAGTAAAAGAGAAGGATTCTAAAATAGAAGAAGTTGTGATACAGGAAAGCGAGTCTGAAATAGAAGGTGGTAGTCCATCTTTAAAAACTCCTAAAAAAACTCAAATACCTGTTTTTTCAACTCCAAAAACAGAAACCGGAAAAAATAAAAACAGACCAATGTACAACAAATCTCCCATACATAATTTTTCAACAAGTCCAAGAACAGAGAAAAAAAAATATAGAAATATAGTGGATAGTGTTTTAAATTTTGCCTAATCATCCTATAATAGTGAATTATATTTTTTGAACTCTTCTACAGCTTTTTCAATAACATCTTTTACTGTTGTGAGTCTTCTTGTATTTTTTTCATCTGAAATTAACTCTTTTTCATCATCATACCACACTGATGGTTGTGATGCTATATTATCTATCATCGGTTCAATTAACAATTTGAAAATATCAACATATCTTCCCTTTTCTATATTATTCTTGTATAAAATTGTACTACCATCATTACTAAACTTGAAGATTGTTGCCTCTATCCAACACTCATCATTTTCCCAGAATACTTTCATAAATAGTTTTACAGTTCGTCCGTTTTCATTTTCAAAATAGCCTTGATGTTGTTCCAAACTTTCTAACGCATCTTTTAATTTTTCGGTTTCTTCTTCAAACCATGTTTTCAAATCATTTTCGGATATTTCCTTTATCTTTATTTGGTAATTAGTAATAAATTTATTGGCTTTCACTATAAATTGGTCCAAAAATGTGGGTAAAGTTCCCAACCTAAATGTGAACTCCACACCGTCATTTTGATATGGCAAAAATCCGTAATTTTTGTATACCGTACTCTTTTTTGTCAAAAGTGTTCTTACTTTTTTGCTAATAATAGAATCAAAAGTATGTTTTCTATTATCTTTTTCAGAAATATCATACGTTGCATCTGTCAAATGCATATATTTTATACCATCACAATTATACAATAACGATTTAATTGCATCCATCCTATGCTTTGCATTTTTCAACGTTGTCATACAATGCATATGTTCATACATAAAAGAACTCAAGTCGGCACATTTGACACCTTCATTATCTTGAATTGAAATTCGTATACACGAATCAGAACCTACACGTCCAGGTATAGATTGTTCAGCTTGGTAAATAGTCCAATCATTAACATCTTTTGGAATGTGACTTGGACACCATGGAACAGTAATAATGTCTCCATTTTTTATAAACTTAATCCATTCTTTATTTTTTATCAGATCTTCCTTTATGAATTCGTCTCCTTTTACAATTTCAATACTCTTGGTTACATCCTCTTCGTTTGTGGAACCAATATTGATTTTTTTAAGAGTCACAATTGCAACATATTTTTGAGAATATTCATCTACTTTTACACCTTTTGGTATTAAAAATTTACCATCTTGTCTCAAGGAATTTGAGACACTTGTAGAAGATAATGCCATACAATCGGTTAACTGACATCTCATTTTGGAATACAAATTTCCAAAAGAATTAAAAAGTTGCTTATTTGTATTAGATAATTTTCTCATAAAACTGGAGTAAACATCATGAACTTGATAAACATTAGTTGCCGGGTGTTGAGATACTGTGTTATCAAGACCTTCTACACCGGATTCTCTATCATTATCAAATTTTTCCGTGGTTGCTCGCTCCAAACTCTCCGAACCCTCCGGACTCCCCCTTCTACGTGGAGGTGTATGAGGTGGTGTTCTGTAATTTGGATCATCATCAAAGCGTATAGGATTCTCCTGTCTTATTGGTGTCTCGGGGGTCGCTGTGGAGGATTCGCCTATATCTGGATTGGTATCTGGAGTTGGTGGTGTCGAAGCACGATTATTTTCATCATTCAATCCGGAACGATATTTTTTCAAAGAACTAAGATTTTTTTCAGACAGCCACATATACTTTATTTTTATATATTAAATAAATGAGAGATTACTTATATTGCAAATATTCTTCGACATTAGATAAAAATTTTTTAAAACGCACTCCACCTACACATATTGATGAGGGAACCGTGACTCTCGATGTTTTAAAACCCAATAGTGAAGAAGAATTTTATAATTTATTAAGAGCAAATGGTATTCCTATAAATAATATACGTATAGTGCTTGATAGAAAATCTAAAGAACATAGGTACGTACTAGCAAATTACAGCGGAAGAGGTGTGTTATATTCATATCAAGCTGCTATCCAAGCATATTTAATAGCCATATCTAAAATATATTTGGCAAAAATTACAAGTCCGGAAATATTTAAAACCATAGATTATCGTCCAGAATGGTATGAATACGAATGTTTTATAATATATACTTTCAAACCAACACTTAGTCCAGGAAAAGAAGAAGAATATAGAAGTCTAGACGCTTTAGTTGAAGCGATCAAGAATAGTGTAGATTTAAACGATGTTTATCAACTTTTAAACAGTAATGATCCAATAGTTGATGTAATTGTTGACGAAATGTTTGAAACGGCAAAAGTAATTGATGATCCTGGATATCATGAAGAACTCACAGATTCTTTATTCCGAGAAAAAGGTATAGGTATGGAAATTGATTAAATTGGTCCATCAACAAGAAAATTTCGAAATGTCAAATTTAATCGCGAATTGTTTAGTTTAGGTTCTTTTACGACACCATGAAGTATTCCAATATTCTGCATATTTACCATGATAATAATATCACCATGACGTACTTTCAACGATGAAATTTCTACGGGTTTTGGGTCCGGTGTTTTTTTTGCCCTTGACTTTGATATTTGTATTTCTCTTTCTTCTTTTGTCTGGTGTCGATAAAATGCAAGTTTTCTTGTCTCACCAAAAGAAATAGACGCAATTGGAACATTTTGATCTATCACAGGTTCATTGTCTTCGTGTGGCAAAAGTCCTGCTTCTCCATTTGGATATAATGAAAGATGTGCACCATTATAAGATGCGTTATAACCATATTGTTTCAAAACATTTTCACAAATTGTTTTGCATTTATGCACAATAATTGGTGTGTTCTCGTCCATTGGTAATGTTTTTGTTTTTTGACCAAAATTGTAATCAATTGGAGCAAATGTAACCTGTGGTCTTTTCAAAAATGTACTTGGTCTCAACGGATTTGGTACCGGGGGTAATTGAAACATGAAATCAAACGAATCTTTCAATTCGTTTTCATTTATTTCAAAATTAGTATCCTCATACCTTATAACGATTAGAAAACTGTCATTGTTTACAATATATTTCCCACTCGGTGAACTGTCGTTGATAGAGTGAATAGAATCATTCATGCTGTGTTTGGTGCTTGTTTTTTGTCTTTGATCCATACAACATCATCACAAAATCATTTTTTACGGTGCATACAATTCTGGGTACAATTTAGTGTGATAATATTTTATAAATATTATCATACCAATGTACTGATTATATGTTAAATCTACGGTAATAAAATCCTCAAAATTATCAATATCAAAAGAATATTCTCTAATTCTTTCCGCACCTCGTACCACATAACATAATGTTTTCTTTATAATCATATACATATTTTGTTCAGCTTCTGATGTGTGTATCTGTATACTATTTGCTGTAAATTTTACAACAACCTTTTCAGATATCTCTAAACGATAACCAACAAACATCATTTCATTTATTTCAAGAATATCTTCAAAAACTTTTTTGAACATTATAAAAAAGTTTTTTTTTCCTAAAAAGTTTACAATTCCCGGTATAAACGATTTCATTCGAATGTATAATTCTTCAACATTTGAAGTTTCTAATAGTGCTTTTTTAACTTCATAATCTTCGTAAAAATTGACATCCTCATAATTACCATTTATATATTTAAAAACTTCTAAAATACCGTCTTCTTTCATTGTCGTTGCATACTTTATTAGTTCACAAATGTCTGACAATATTTTTGTTTTGTCTAAACTGTAATATTTTATAGACATTTCCGGAATTTCAGATAATCTATTACTCATCTTCTTTTAATTATAAAATTATAAAATAAAGATATATACTGTACAATATTATTTTTGTTATATTATAAAGATGAGGTACAATTTAAAAGATGATAAATATTTTAGAAGTGCATATGAATTCTTACCGATTTTCCCTTTACCAACTCCATCTAGTACTGAAGTAAATATATTTGTAACATCTTTAAAAGAACCTTTAGAAATGCAGAAAGAGAGATTAAAAATGATGGAACAAAATCAAAAAAGACAACAGGAACCGAATCGATTTTCCCCACCGATTCCACCGGATCCGGAACTACATATGGCAAATTTTCCATATGCTCATGCCATTTATATAATATTCAATTACGATAATGAAGATTTGGACGAATATTACATAGAAGAAATAAAAAGACATATAGATGAAGCATTAGCAACAGTCAAGATCGCTGGAATTGAGTGTACTTCAACCCCGACAACTTATTCAAAGGATAATGACGGAACAAAATTTTATAAAACACTTAAAAGACAAAATTTAGGAAAGCAACACCCTCAGCATTATTTGGAAGAACAATATTTTAAAATAACAGGTGATGACGCATTACGTTATATCGGTCAACGTATTAAGAATATAGAGTATAAAAGAAGCATCACACCTCTTGAAGGTATTCGTGGTTTATCACGAGCGAATTCCAGGAATTCAGGATTGTTATAAATTTTTACTACAATGTAATTTATTATTTTGCATTAAATAAAATGTATAAAGCAGTGAAAAAATCTTATGAAAGAACATCTTTTTATTCAAAAATATGGTGTGCTAAAAAAAAATCTCCTATTCATACTCTTTTTATTACAATATTATGTTTTTATGTTCAATTAACAGATAGTCATATCTCTTTAAAAACACCACCGAGTAGAGAAGAACCATGGTGGCATTACATGGCTTGTGGAGTTTCACATTTTGGAAATATTCATTTTTTTAGTAACATTATGAGTATAATTGTTTTTGGATCATTCTTGGAAATAATACATGGTAATTTCGCAGCATTTACAATATTTTGGTATTCGTGTATAAGTGGATCTACATGGCACGCTGCATTATACGATGGACCTTCAAATTACAGGGGTGCATCCCCTGGTGTTTATGGTTTGATAGGAGCATATTTGGCACATACAATAATAAACTGGAAAGAAGCTCCGTTTAGAATTTTGTGGATTATTCTTTTAGGATTCGAAGCTGTAAACATATTACTTCTTTACTCCAGTGATGATTATTATAGAGAAAATGTAGCTCATTGGTCTCATGCATTTGGATTTATACAGGGTACACTATTGGGATTATTGGTCTTGAAAAATTTAGTAGTTCATAAATGGGAACTTTATCTACAAATTTTGGCATTTTTTAGTTCATTTATAATTATTTTATTAAACACAACAATCATATATTTGAAATAGCTTATCAAACATTCTTTTTTTGAGTATATTTGGGATAACATAATCATTCAATGAATTGTAAAAAAAAATCCTTCTTTTTTTATGTCTTTTAAATGTATTTAAACTTCTTTGCATACTATTAAATGTATCATCATCAAATGTAGAATGGCGGTCTCCATCTTTCATATTTATATCATTATACACACTATATACATATTTTTCATTTGTTTCTAAAA